CCAACGGTTTTGACGAGTTGGACATTCTGCGCGCGAAACCGCCGAAGGAGGGCTGCTCCCCCTGCAGCCTTCTTGCCAGCGATACGCTCTACGGCTTGGAGCTCCTTGTTCGCGCTCGACTCAATCGAAGCGACGGCTTGATTGACAAGCGAAACCGTGAATTTTGGAGCCGTATCCGCAACAAGCCCCCGGTGCCGCGCATGCCAGTCCGCTACGGCCTGCTCAACCGCGCGTCGATACGCCCTCTCCAGGATTCGGATCGCAGCACGCACATCTACCCCTTGCTGGGCTCGTCGGTGGGCGCGTCGTCAGGCTCGTCGTCGTCAGGCTCGTCGTCGTCAGGCTCGTCGGTGGGCTCGTCGGGGGGCGCGTCGTCGGTGGTCCCTGCCAAAAGCTCGGACACCATGCGGGTTCCCCGCAAATCCGCCGCAGGGAGGGGCTCCAGCCCAATACTGATACGGAGCTCGTTCACCGTGATGACGGAGGCCTGTGCCGCCGGGGGCACCTGGATCGTTGCATTGTCTGGGAGATCTGTACCCGCTAACTCGGACAGGCGTTGGTCCACGTCGATCCCATAATCCGCCCCTCGGATCTCGAGCAAATCCGCCTCGGTCACAATGCCAAAATCGAAATACGCCCGATCCGTCTGTGCCTGTGCTGCCCGCAGAGTCGCCCTCTCGGCCTCCGTCATTTCGCGAACCGGCGGAAATTCCAGCCGCACTTCCTCCCCGTGTATCCAGGACAGAAGGCGTGCAAGCTTAGGCCCCACGGTCCCGCGCTGGTATACCGCGATCCTATCCTCAAACTGGGCGCGGTCATTCTCACCAGTAGCGGATAGCCCTGCAGGGGATTGCCCGAGTAGTAGCGCTACCGGGATCTCCGTGGCACCAGACACCTGGAGCACTGCCTGCTCTAAGAGCTGTGGAATCGATGCGAAGGACACTTCGGTGCGCGTGAAATCCTCCTGCGTCGAAGCATCCAAGAAGACGGTGCGAGCAACAGATCGCCCCTGCGTCATGAGGTTCATGCGCGACTGCACGAGCTGACTGTCCTTTTGACCGAGCAAGCCGATCAACCCCTGCAGCTTGAGTACCCCGATCGAGGCTTCATCTAGGAGATGCCCGATCGCCTGCCACGCTGCGTCATACCTCTTCAACTCCTCGATTACCGGCTCTAGTACACTCAGCCAGGGAGTCGGATCTGCACGCCTATACCTCGCTCTTGGCGCGCCCTCGCAATAGATCGCGCGAGAGTAGTGGAACTCGTAACCGGAGCGACGGTGATCTCCTTGCACGGTGTAGGTCACAGGCAACCCGAAGCGGGGGCTATTTGCATCTGTCTCTCGAGATCCGAGTCGCAGATCTTGCCATCGCACAACATCCAGCCACAGAATCTCCGACAGGGGCCCAGGAGCTGGAGCCGGTTCCGTCGGATCCCCGAACTTGAAGCCGGGGATCAGCACGGCTCCCCCCGAGAGACGGCCCTGAAATAGAGACTGCAACAACACCCCGTGCGGGTAGAGCTCAGTGGAATTCAGCAGGTCCCAGGCCGCCCAAAGCGACTCTGCGTCCGGCAGATCCAAAATCCGTGGGCGCTTTCGCAGTGCATGCTCCGGGAACACCTGCACGACCCGTCTAGCAAGCCAAACCGTTTCATAAATAGACTCAAGCTCGTCCACCGTTTGAACTGGGGACGAGCCCATCGTCCAGACGGTCGAGCGCAGCTTGTCTGCGGTCGTGCCCAGCCCAGTCAGCACATTCTGCCAGCCGTCTGAGAGTATCTCTGTTACAGACACGCGTTAAGCCTAGCACGCCGAGATCAAGATTCAAAGAACTGGACAAGCCCCTGCAGGTTGAGGCGTGCCATTCCTCCTGGCTGATACAGGTAGTCCAGAAGCATTGTGGTTGTATCAACCCGGTCATTCGCCTTCTGGCGAGGAAACCGGACTAGCTCGGACACGAATTCCTGCGCCCACGCTGGCACCCACACAATGCCCGACTCCACACGAGCGGAATGACGGCGCGCGCGATCCTCCTTCGAGCCGGATGGCTCCCATGGGTAGATCGTCGGGAGGACTTCCTGGAGCTCCGAAATCAACGAGCTCCCGCAAGCCTTGTCTTCCACGATGACCGCGATCGACAGGCTCCAGGGCGCTGCTTGCTGCGCCTCCAGGAAGATGCGTTTGGTCTCGGGGTAGTTCCAGCGCCCGATCTTCTCATCGACGAGCAGTACTCTCCTCCTGGCAGAGTCCCAAGCCCACAATCCCCCATGCACCCTCGATCGCGCCTCGACTGTTTTCTTGGATCCTCGATCTCGGCCCTTGAAGCCTAGGTCCCAAACCTGGAGGAAGACAAGCTCCCAGTGTTTCGGGAGTTCGTCATACTCCCGGAACCAAGAATTCTCGAAAAACGCGCCTGTCTTTGGCGTGGGATTCTGCTGGTATTGCGCGGCAGCCATCTCTTCCGAGAATTCGGCGAGATCCTTCTCGATCACATCTCTCGGAAATCGCGCTTCCCAGAGTAGCTCCCCCGCCTGCGTGCGGGGATCACGGAGGCCGAATCGGTTACTACGCGACCACTCGCAATCAGGCACGAACTGCATCGGCCAGCAGATGTGCTCTGCACCACGCTCCAGCATCCGGTCAGCCAGATCGCCGGAAGCTAGGCGCTGCATAATGAGCGTCTCTGCAAACGTGGACGGATCCCTGCGTCGAGTGCGTAACGTGCCAGCGTGCACGCGCTCGACTTCCTCCAGGGCAATGCCGGAGGGAGCGGCTGCCTGTTCGGGCTTCAGTGGATCGTCGATCACCAAGGTGTCAGTGTGCCATCCGGTGATGGCCCCCCGCAGCGAGAAACTGTATCGCGCGCCCCCGCGAGTGGTCTCGTAGTTGCCCACTGCCTGCTTCGCTGTCACTCCTCCCCGAATCTGTGTTCTGGGCCAGGCTGCTTGGTAGAGGGGGCTCTTGAGGATCCTCAAAGATTTGTCGGCATCCCTGAGAACAATCCCATCGGTATGGGAGACGAACATCCAGCGATGCTCGGGTTCAAACGTCCAATGCCAGGCCGGCCAGAAGACATTGACCAGCAAACTTTTCATGGTTCCCGGAGGCTGATTGATCACCGTCGCCGAGTGCCTCCGACGCCAGTCTCGTGCTCCACAAGTGCACGGGCGACGCCACCCGAGATCCCGGTTCGCAGCGGCCCCACACGAGGCGCATTCGTACTCCGTCGAAATGGCCTCGAGGGCCTTGCAATCCTCCCCGATATGCCAGTTCTCTCGGAAATCTCCTGGCTCGACTTCCCCCCAGAATACTCGGATGAACGCAAGCAGACCTTCGGCAGCGACGATATTGCGTACCAACCGAGCCTTGATCGCGGCATCCTTCACGGAAGACGCCTCCGGACCGCGTTTCGAACCCGTCGCACGGCATCGGGATCGCCTAGCCTTCGTGCGAATGCCGGAACCGATAGATCCTGCCGAGAACTGTTACAGGCCGCGCAGCACGAAACCAGGTTGGCTGCGCGGTTCGTCCCCCCGCGAACGCGGGGGACGACATGATCGAGGCATGTAGCACGCGCCCCGCACCATACGCACCGGTGCCCGTCCCTGGCGTAGATGCGTTGTCTTGTTGGAGGCCAGCACCACCTCGAGGACCTCCCAGCCCGGCTGTTGTACTCAGAACGCGTCACAGAAGCATTCCCCTCAATCGCTCCGCGGTGTGCTCTGCCCATTTTCGGTCAGAGTCACACGCAATCGCCCTCCTTCCTAGCTTGATCGAGGCTGCGGGAATTGCTCCCGACCCGCAATACCAATCCGCGATCACGTCCCCCAGGGACGTGAATTTCTCAATCAAATGCTCAGAAATAGCTGCGGGCTTTTGGCAGGCGTGGGCCTTCTCCGCCTCCCGATCCCGCCCGAAGATACAGCAGTTGTCGAGTGCGGCGGGAAACTGATTCTCGCGATCAAGATCAGTCCACGCATGTGTCCCCCTCCCATTCCACGACAGCACCCCGGGAGGATGCATGACGGCGATACCTTCACACGAGTTGGCGGGACGGTCCCCCGAGAGCTGCGGCGCAGCTTGCTTTTTGCGCCACACCCAAGACCGGATGTAACCCCCGGCCTTGTTGGCGGGCACTCGAGTACCGTCGGGCAATTTGGTGCTCTTACTGGTTCGCTGCCCCCCAGCAGCGGCCCGGTACGCTCCGAACGATTCTAGATCGCAGAAGCACAGCACCCATCGGCGTGTAATCTCTAGGAAGGGCTGTACATGCGACAGATCGTGCAGGGGTGCAAAATCAGGATGCCACTCTTTAACGCGCAAAACCCCAGAGGTATCTACGCTTCTGATATTCGCCTGCACGACGGCGCTATAGGGGGGATCGGTGATCGTGTGATCGACCTGGAGGAATGCCTGCCGCACAAGCGGGAGGACCTCCTGCCAGGGGCCGTGAACTACCACGGCCCTGGGATGTACGAGAAGGAGCTCTGCCACCTAATCATGCCCGCCGGCAGGAGATCCGTAGAGGGACATCACATGGCGTCTAAACCACTGGTGGTACTTATGCGCAGCGCGGCAATCCGCTAGCG